TTAGTTGATAATTGATATTGTGTCGACAGCCGCATTGTCTTTTTGCTTCATTTTTTTAGTGATATGAATGTAAATAGCTTTTGTTATTTTGTCATCGTGATGTCCCAATCGGCGGGATATCTGTTCTGCTGACATAGTTTCTGCCAGAATGGAAGCGTGTGTGTGGCGCAACTTATGTGGAGTTATTTCCCTGCCAATAGCCTCAAAAGATGCTATCTTAAGATGTATGTTATATGTTCCGTAGGACAGATAGTTGCCAGTCTTGAGGTGCGGCATGAAAAGTGTACTTTTAATTCCATTTTCAAACATTGCTTCTTTTCGCCAAAGTCGGAGTTTCTTTATAAGCAAGAGAAGCTCAGGTTGTATATGAAGATTTCTGATTGAGTCACTCGTTTTGGCTGACGTTGCGTATTTGGTTGCAGGGTAGTAAGTCTTGGTAACATGGATAGTTTTAGATATAATATCCACATCTGAATCTTCAAGTGCCACAAGCTCCCCAATCCTCATGCCTGTAAGAATCAGAAAATAGGATATATAGTAGTCCTGCCAGTGGTTATTGTCTATAAAGTAATTAAGTAATTTTGTTATCTCATCATGTTCCAGATATTCATTGCTGATGTCATATACCTCTGGTATTTCGTCGGAGCTCTCTTCACTGATATAGTCGAGTTTTAATAGTATATCATGATTTGAGTGATAGTCGTTTTTCACCCCCCATTTTAGAGCGAATTTCAGATATTTTATATATCCGTTTATTGTGCTGATTTTTTTACCGGTAGCAAGAAGTTGATCATATATATAGCGGGGAGAAAGTTTGTCAACGAGGACATCATTACCGATTGTGCTTACACAACGATATATATATGATTTCTCAGTTACAATTGTACTTTCTTTCCTCTTGCACTGCCGCAATGATGCTATATAAGCATCAGCCAGCTCCTTGAGCGTTGTATCTGATCGGACAGGAGAGGAAGTCTCGGCTTTCTCAATCTTCCCGGCAAGGATCCTTGCCGCCTTGTTTCTGTTCTGCGGTGATGCCTTAGGCATCGTCACAGTGACCTTCTTCACCTTCTCTGTGAGCGGATCTGTGTACCTCTCACAATACTTGACTGTTCCATTCTTCTGTGTTTCACACCACATAAAATCACCATCCTATCTAAAAATAGGCATAAAAATAAGCCTATCAAAAGTGGAAGGCTTATGGTATAATATAGTTTGCGATCACTGTTATTCATAAGCCTTCGGTTTGTGGGTAACTTCCCTCAGGTGTACCCGCACCTGGGGGATTTTTTTATAATGTGAAGATGATATTATTCATCCTCATCATCTGTCTCATCCTCTGTTGAATATTCAGAGGTATATGCTTCAGAACTTGACAGTGACTGTCTGTATTCTTCAGCAAGCATTGTTCTGTTGAACTCTGCAGTAGGGCAGATCTCATTTACAAGTTCTTCAAGTTCATCTATTGATACATTAAAGAACTCTTTTCTAAGATTTACCTTGTTTACTCGGCGATCATTAAGTCTCTTGTGAAGTTCGGTTTCAAGACCAGAAGCGTCATCAGAGAAAATAAAGCTGTGTACATCAAATTTGAACGGAACAGAAGCATCTCCAAGTTCATTAACTCTATCCTGTGGATTTATTCTTCTTGTCATTCCGACTTTGAATACATTCTCACCAAATGAACCCAAGTTACTGATAATATAAACATTACCAGCCTTACCATTTTGCAACTTTGCTATTTCATCCTTTTTGATTGTTACATCTGCAAGCTGAGCCTGCAGTTCAAGGATACGAGCTTGCAGAGCAGCAAGGGCTTCACCTTCTGAAGCTTTCGCCTGTTCTTTGAGGGAAGATATCTGATTCTCATATTTTGACTCTTCAAGCTCCACTTTTTTACGTTCGGCCTCAAGGGCCTTGCGCTCCTCTGCCTCCTGACGCATCTGCTCTTTGATTGCAAGCTGTTCTTGCTTTGCCTGTTCTTTCTTGACGTAGTAGTTATACTCTATCTTTGCGGCATTGATGAAAAGATATTCCATTTCACCTATGAACTTAGTAAGAGTTCCGGCAATTGTTTGATTACCTTCAGCTGCAATCTTTAGATACTTAGCACAGATATCTTTTATTTGTTCAATACCGTTGTCAAGCTTGTCATATTTTAAATTGTACAAGACGTTCTGCATCTCAGATTCCAGTCCCTTGACAATGAGGTCGTAAATCGTTTTGTTGGCTTTAGTAGTGTATCTGATAGCATATTGCTGTCTGAGAGTGTCAATGGATTTCTCGTTTTCTCTGTATGCTTTTCGCAAGCTTTTTATATCCATACAATGTAATTTAAGGATAACAGATGGGGCAATGAGATTAGCGTCCTCAATATCTGATTGGCTAATTCGGCATTCATTATATGGAATGTCAGCAGTGATGAAGTTATCTAATGCATATTCAATACTGCTGTAGATCTCCTTAGCACGAGAGATCTTTCGCTCCTGGGTCGCTACTGATTTTTGCAACTTATCATCTTTCGTTTGGAGTGTAGCAATATCTGAACGTAATTTATCTATAGTGGCAAGGCTTTCGGATATTTCGGCATTCACCTGATTAAGCTTAGCCATTGACTGCTGATGGTCATGCACCCCTAAATCTTGCATAGTCTTATTCATGTCTTGCATTGCTTGATTCATCTGAGCATTCTGAGCCGCAAATTGGGCATTCTGTTGAATAATTTGTTGATTGGCTTCCTTTTGTTTCTTTTCGTCCAAGGTCTTCATTATCATCAATACTATGCCGCCGATTGCTGGAAGTATAAGAAACCAGCATGCGCATAGAATAGCAATAAACCATGTACTTAAATACCATTTGTTTTCTTGTTTTTGATTCATCGAATCTCTCCCTTCATTTGTTAATTATTTTTGCAACCCATGTGCATAAGCCTCAATAGAATCTGCAGACTCCTTGTGAAAGTCATCCCGATCTATATGTCTGCAAGCATGGATATATGCCTCATTCAATTGTTCTGTTGTGAAGCGTGTATTAAGAAACACAGTATATGAACCATCTTCATTACACGTCACAGTTTCTTTTACTTTAGTTGCTTTCATATCAAGATACTGAACATATATATCATCCGTCATTGCTATCCCCTCCTTATTTGATTATTTACGCAATATATATATCAAAAACAGTGGGATGTTTTTTGCACAGCATTATTTATTATCTTTATTTTTGAGAGCCAAGAGCATACTCTGTACTATCTCTAAATCTTCGGGTTTGGCATCCCTTGCGGCATCGAAGAGAAGAGAGAGCTGTTTGTTCTCGAATATCTCTTGTGCTTTCTGAGCAGTTTCTTCATCAAAATAGTAAGATGGTTTTGAATCACCTTCAACAATCAGATCCCCAGGTTCAACATGTAAATAATTTGCTATATCTATAATCGTATCGAGTTTAGGCACTCTTGCTCCAGAGCACCAGCCGGATACAGTAGATTTGTCATAACCCAATGCATTCACCATATCGGACTGAGTTTTACCATTAAGATTAAGATAATATTTTAATAATTTTGCGAATTGGTTAGTTCCCATCTCTTTCACACTCCTTTAATATTGATTATACTCATTTTGTGGAATATAGCAATGCAAAAAGTAAAAAAAGTTTGCAAAATGTATTGACAGTTTGCAAAATGCGGAGTATTATTCAAGTATGCTCAATGAAAGGAGATGATAGTTTTTGCTGCCAATTAAAATTAAATTAGCTGCCGTTAGAGTAAATGCAGAGCTTTCACAGCAGGAATTGGCTGATAAAATGGGAGTATCAAGAGCTACTATAGGCAGTTGGGAAAGCTACAATACTAAGATGTCTAAAGCAGATTTGTGTCTCTTTGCAGGCATTTGTGGATTCCCAGAGGAAAATATTTTTTTACCATATGAGTTTGCAAAATGTGGACTAAACGGATAAGAGAAAGGAGAGGCATGATAAAGAAGATAAAAGCAAAGCTCAAGGAGCCGTACTTCATGGAAGATCTTTGGTGCGATTATATCAGACCTGCAGTGATGGGACTGATAGGAGCAGCCATAGGCATAGCTACAGTAATCGTAATAAGACTGTTGTGATGACGGCACTTGCAACACCAACCAGTATAGGGACGATTATTTGCGTAAGCAGATATTGGGTATCAAACCACTGATTCTGTTCAACTACATATATACCATCTTTGGTAAGTGATATTGCAGATTCGGCGGCAAGCTTTTCCGATGGGATTCCCTGATAATCAACGATTACAGGAACGTAGGATAAGAGTTCACCTTTGATAAGATTGTTTACTTCATGCTTGCTGAATTTACCAGAAAGAGACATATAGGTGACAGGTCGGAAATGACGATGGTGGACATAATTCAATATTTTGATATCTGATTTTGTGACAGGCATAAGATCCCCCCCTAGTTTTTTATCAATTATATCACAGGAAAGGAGATGAGAGCAATGAGCAGAGCAACATCAAGCCTGCAGGTGACAGGCATTAGCTACATAAAAGCATCACCTTACATTAGCAAGTCTCAGATGATGCAGATGTTTAACATATCTCAGAGCACCGCAAGCCGCAGAATATCTGATCTGGATAGATATGTTCAGAATGGCAGATATGGATCATACACAATCTTGGATGGAGCTGGCGTGACATGGGTGAACTACTTAGCATTGGTTGACTATCTGAGATATAAGAAAGAGCTTGATAAGGGCTACAGAGTACCACCATTTGACCCCGGAAAAGTTGCAAAAGCTATTGGATGGGGTGAGATGACATCAGATATGAGGTAACACGAAAAAAAGCACCTTTGGAATAGCAGTTCCGCCGGTGCATAGAAAAATACTCAAGAAAATCATAGCAGAAAAGGGGAAGAAAAGCAATGAAGAGGAAGAACTTAGACACAAAGGCTGTCAAGGCCGTGAGCCTTGTAATAATGAGCATTTTGTTTTTGCTGTTGGCATACAACATCATATTCAATGCAGAAGTGCTGCTTGCACTGCCGGCGGTAGGATTGGTGGCGTACTTGCTTGGAACCGTGTTCACGGAGCTGGGACTTTATGGCGTGCTTGAACTTATGAACAGCATTGAAGATGCCAGAGAGGAATAGAACATGGTTGAGATGAAAGTGCTCGGAAGCCATGAAGAGTGGCTCAGGGCAAGGACCAAGATAGGCGGGTCGGATGCCTCGGCGATCTTTGGGATGAGCCCATACAAGACCAATGTGGATTTGTTCAAGGAGAAAGCCTACGGCATAGAGCCTGAGGACATATCAGACAAGCCTTATGTCAAGTATGGAACAGAGGCAGAAAAGCATCTGAGGGAGTTATTCAAGTTGGATTATCCACAGTATCAAGTTGGATATGTGGAAAACAACATGTTCACGAATGATAAGTACCCATGGGCGCATGCAAGCCTTGACGGATGGCTTATGGACCGGGATGGGCGCAATGGTGTGCTTGAGATCAAGACCACAGAGATCCTGCAGTCAAGTCAGAAGAAAAAATGGGATAACAGAGTGCCAGATAACTATTACATACAGGTGCTTCATTACTTGATGGTGACAGAGTTTGAATATGCGGTACTCAAGGCACAGCTCAAGTTTGAAATTGATGGAGAGGTATATTTGCAGACCAAACACTATCCGATAGAGCGGTCGGAGGTAGAGGATGACATCCAGTATCTTATTGATGCTGAGAGAGAGTTCTGGGAGTGCGTACAGGCAAAGAAAGAGCCGCCGCTGATACTCCCGGAGATATAGGAGAGATGCAATGTATTACAACGAATGTCCACAGTGCGGTGCTTGCCTGGACCCGGGCGAACACTGTGACTGCGAGGAAGAGAGACAGCGACAGACAGCACGCATTATGGCAATGGTGCGAGAGAACAAGGAGAGTCACCAGATGGAGCTGGTGCTGAATTAGGAGGTTAAAAATGGAATTAAGAGTTAATGAGGTAGCGATACCAGAGAAGATTGATTTTAACTATGAGGAGCTCAAGGCTGAGCTTACATCTAAGGTCTCATTTTATGAGACGCTTGTCTACACAGATGACCAGATCAAGGACGCAAAGGCAGACAAGGCCAATCTGAACAAGCTGAAGAGAGCCCTCAATGATGAGCGCATCAGAAGAGAGAAAGAATACATGCAGCCGTTTAATGTGTTTAAGGCTCAGATCAACGAGATCATAGGCATTATAGACAAGCCTATAGCGGTGATAGATGAACAGGTCAAGGCATACGATGAGAAACGCAAAGCTGAAAAGCTGAAAGCCATTGAAGATCTGTTCTCTCAGATAGGTTTCCAGAACTTTGTCACGTTGGAAAAGATCTGGGATCCTAAGTGGTTGAATGCATCGGCATCGATGAAGAGTATAGAAGATCAAATGAAGTCAAGAATGTATGAGATCGGCAATGGAGTGCTTACACTCAGTCAGCTCCCGGAGTTTGGCTTTGAGGCTACAGAGGTATTTAAGGAGACATTAGACATTAACAAGGCCATTTCTGAGGCTAAGAGAATGTCAGAGATTGCCAAGGCAAAGGCAGAAGCTGAGGCAAGGAGAAAGGCTGAGGAAGAATCACGAAAAGCAGCAGAAGAGGCAAGACGAAAGGCTGAGGAAGAGCGCAAGGCACAGGAAAAGGTTGCCGAGGAGCAGAGAGCCGCAATGGCAAAGGCTATGACACCACCAGAGGAGGTACAGCCGACACCAGTACAGGAGTCACAGCCGGAACCACAGAAGATGGTAGTCAAGTTTGAGGTAGAACTTACAACAGAAGATGCAACGGCTCTGAGAGAGTTCTTCCAGAGCAGAAATATAACATTTAGAGCGATTAAGTAGGAGGTAACAAGATGATTAAGTCAGAAATGGGATCAGTATCAATGAGAGGAACAACACCTGTGCTTATATCAGAATTAGCACTTGCAATGAAGAGTTTAAGAGAGTCGCTTGTTAAAAGATATGGAGAGGTTGCTACAGAAGAAATGATAAGCAGAGCCATGGAAGCGTCCAAAGCTGAGGGAGACCTTGACGAGATTATGAGTGACCTCATAGATGATGTTTTATTTAAGATATTGCCAAAAGCCAATATAAACAAGGACAACATAAGGGAAATGCCACAGGCTCTGAAAGAGGTACTGCACAAGATGTTAGAAGATATGATTATGCATTAGGAGGATCAAGATGATTGTATTAAATAAAGGTTCAGTACAGTTGGAAGGGTCAACAATAATGTTGATCGCTGAAATGATAACAGCCATAAGCGGAGTGCGATCTATCGTTGAAGAAGATTTTGGAACAGATGTGGCAAATCAGTTTATAGACAAGGCTGTAGAGATTGCAAAGCAGAATAACAGCGAGATTGATATTTTAGAATTGGTAACCGAGTTAGCGGAGGTAAGAGAAAATGGCAGTAAATAACAGTTTAGTAGCAAAAAGTAAAGCACAGCAGAATCTGGGAATTACAGAGTATCTTACAAAAGATGCAATCAAGAACCAGATCAACAAGGTGGTTGGTGGCAAGAATGGACAGAGGTTCATATCTGCTATCGTATCAGCATATAACACCAACCCTACACTTCAGGAGTGCACGAATCAGTCGATTTTTTCAGCTGCACTTCTCGGTGAGAGTTTACAGCTTTCACCATCTCCACAGCTCGGACATTATTACATGGTCCCATTCAACAATACAAAGACTGGTGTCAAGGAAGCTCAGTTCCAGATGGGATATAAGGGATATATTCAGCTTGCGATCCGTTCCGGTCAGTATAAGAGACTGAATGTTGTCGCTATCAAGGAGGGAGAGCTTGAGTATTTCGATCCACTCAACGAGGACATCAAGGTTAATCTCATGGTTGATGATTGGGACAAGCGTGAAGAGGCTGAGACAATCGGCTACTATGCAATGTTTGAGCTCGTGAACGGATTCAGGAAGACAATGTACTGGAGTAAGGCTCAGATGCTTGCTCATGCGGACAAGTATGCACCGGCATTCTACAAGGACGCTGGAAAGGTCAAGACAAAGTACGGAGAGAAGCAGAGAGTATCATATGCTGACTATGAGGCTGGCAATTATGATCCGAGAGATTCATGGATGTATTCATCATTCTGGTACAAGAATTTTGATGGAATGGCTTACAAGACAATGCTCCGTCAGTTGATCAGCAAGTGGGGAGTAATGAGCATAGAACTCCAGAAGGCATTTGAGGGCGATATGGCAACCTTGGACGCTGAGGGACATCCTACATACGTTGAGAATGACAATGATGAGTATGTGGAAACCACAGCAACAGAGGTGAATGAACCAGAAGCACAGGCTCCACAGGCAGAGCCACAGGATACTCAGAACAATGCTCAGAATACACAGAACAGTGTTCAGAATCCACAGCCGACACCGGCAGAAAATCCACAGCCAGAGATGAACGCTGCCGAGGCGGCACTATTCGGAAGTTTCAAGTAGGTTAACATTACATTTAATACATCACAACACGCAGCGTAATGTCTTAGCATATATCCCTGTTGCTCTTATTTGAGGGCGGCAGGGGGAAAGGAGCATTGATGGCTTGGAACAGGTCAAGAGCCAAGTACGGCAACAGGAAGGCTGTAATAGACGGCATTATATTTGACAGCAAGAAAGAGGCACAGAGGTATACAGAGCTGAAATTGCTTGAGAAAGCTGGCAAGATAACCGGTTTACAGCTCCAGCGTGAATTTGAGCTTATACCAGCTCAGAGAGAACACACGAATGAGATCTATGAAAAAGGACCCAACAAGGGCAGATTCAAGCCAGGGAAGGTTATAGAACAGAAGTGTTCATATAAGGCCGACTTTGTGTACTGGGAACTGGAAAACAACAGCATGGTTGTGGAAGATACAAAGGGCATGAGAACAAAGGAATACATCATAAAGCGCAAGTTGATGCTTTATAAGTATGGAATAAGGATCAAGGAGGTGTGAGCCACATGGGAAATAAAGGGAGCTTTGTCTTTTATACCGAATATAGAGAGCATTTGTCGATACTGCCACTGGAGCAGGTCGGCGAGTTAATGTTTGCTCTGATGGACTACCAGGAGACAGGCGAAGTTCCGGATCTTCCAAAAGGTAGTGCACTTGCCATGTGTTTTTCTTTTATCAAGGCACGCATGGACAAGGACAACTCCAAGTATGAGGAAAAATGTGAGCGCAACAGATCAAACGGCAAGAAGGGCGGCAGACCTACAAAGGAAACGGATAATTCTGAAACCGAGGAAAACCCAAATAAACCGAATGGTTTTACTGAAAACCGAACGGTTATTTCTGAAACCGAGGAAAACCAAACCGAACCCAGAAAAGCCGATAATGATAATGAATATGATAATGATAGTGATAATGAGGAGTATATACATACTCCTACTAAGGCACGTGCATGCGCACATGCGGAGGTAGAGAAGCCACGTAAGAAGTCTGAACCGGTCAAGTATAGCGATGATCCAGAGCTGGACGAGGCTATTCATGAATACATAAAGTTTCGTAAGGGTATCAAGAGTCCCATGACCGATAGAGCAATCACATTGACTATAAACAGGCTCAACAGTCTATCACACGATAAGAATGAGCAGATAAAAATAATCAATCAGTCTATTATGCGTGGCTGGAAATCAGTATATCCGCTTGAGGATGACGGCAAGAGCCGAGGGCAGCCACGGAACGTGAATCCAAATGGATTTGCAAACTTCAAACAGACAGATCATTCTGAGCAGCTTGGACAGCTTGAGAAGATGCTGGCTGATGAGCTGAATAATAAATAACACACGAAAGGAGCCGAACCTCCGGCCGGGGTAATGCTATAGCGGGTTCCTGAGAAGTGAATGACATACAGAGAGTTTTTAGAGAGCAAGATAGAGCTTGCTACTGACAGCGGCTTTGAGGTCAATAAGAGCCGCATAAATAAAGCCCTAAAGCCACATCAGAGTGATGCGGTGGCATGGGCGCTAAAGGGTGGACGTAGAGCCTTGTTTGAGTCGTTCGGACTTGGCAAGACTGCACAGGAAATTGAATTCTGCCATCAGGCAGCAGAGCATACCGGCGGTAGAGCGTTGATTGTATTACCGCTTGGAGTTAAACAGGAGTTTACAAGGGATGCTGTGGAGCTCCTGGGCTATGAGAAGCCAGAATATTGCCGAACCATGGAAGAGGTTGAGGCGAGCACAAGTCAGATCGTTCTGACGAACTATGAGAGAGTGAGAGACGGAGATATAGATCCATCGTATTTTGTGGCAACCTCACTTGATGAAGCATCCGTGCTTAGATCATTTGGATCTAAGACATACCAGACGTTCCTTGACAAGTTCAAAAATGTACCTTACAAGCTCGTAGCGACCGCTACACCATCACCGAACAAGTACAAGGAGCTTATACACTATGCCGGATATCTTGAAGTCATGGACACAGGACAGGCACTTACAAGATTTTTTCAGAGGGATTCAACAAAGGCAAATAACCTGACACTGTACCCGAACATGGAAGATGAGTTCTGGTTGTGGGTGAGTAGCTGGGCGCTGTTCATCACAAAACCTTCAGACATCAACCCTGATTATTCCGATGATGGCTATGTGCTCCCACCGCTTGATGTGAGGTGGCACGAAATACCGATACACTACGGAGATTCAGTTGACAGGGACGGCCAGATGGAGCTTTTCACGCAGGCAAGCACAGGACTTAAAGAGGCAGCCAAGATCAAGCGTGAGAGCATAGATGCCAGAGTCGAGAAGATGAAGGAGATAGTTGATAGCTCTCCGGAGGATCATTTCATTCTGTGGCATGACCAGGAAGCAGAAAGGCACGCTATCAAGAAAGCCCTGCCGGAGACAGTGGATATATACGGATCCATGGACTACGACCTCAGAGAGCAGAGAGTCATAGACTTCAGCAATGGCAAGACAAGGTTATTTGCCACCAAGAAGTCAATCAGTGGTTCAGGATGTAACTTCCAGCGATTCTGCCACCGGGAGATATTTGTTGGAATTGACTATGAGTTCAATGACTTCATACAGGCGGTGCACAGGTGTTACAGGTTCCTGCAGCAGGACACAGTAGTAATAGACATCATCTACATGGAGAATGAGCGGGAGATCAAGGATGCACTGATCGAGAAGTGGAAGAATCACAATCACATGGTTAAGAAAATGATCGAGATCGTGAAGAAATATGGCCTTGATTCGGCAAACAAGACGGAGAGATTAGAGAGGAAGATGGGTGTGGAAGGTACAAGAGAAGAGAGAACGGTAAGAGGCAAGCATTATGAGGCTGTGTATGGCGACTGTGTGGAAGAGACAAGGGCAATGGAGAGCAACAGCGTTGATTTGATACATACGTCGATACCGTTCGGCAATCACTACGAGTACAGCGCAAATTATAACGACTTCGGACACAATCAAGATACAGAGCGGTTCTTTGAACAGATGGACTTCCTGACACCGGAGCTTTTGAGGGTGCTGAAGCCGGGAAGAGTGGCGGCCATCCACGTTAAGGATAGAGTGCTGTTTGGAAATGCAACAGGCACAGGCATGCCGACTATTGAGCCATTCCACGCTGACTGCATAGAACACTATATGCGTCATGGCTTCCAGTATTTTGGAATGATAACAGTGGTTACGGATGTTGTAAGAGAGAATAACCAGACGTACCGCCTCGGATGGACTGAGCAGTGCAAGGATGGCACCAAGATGGGTGTGGGATGTCCGGAATACATTTTGTTGTTCCGCAAGCTGCCAACAGACCACAGTAAGGCATACGCTGATGATCCGGTTACAAAGTCCAAGGATGAGTACACAAGAGCACAGTGGCAGATAGATGCTCACGGATACTGGAGAAGTTCAGGAGACAGGCTGATAAGCAAAGAGGAGCTTGAGGGTGTATCTGTGGATAACTTACAGAGAGTGTACAGACAGTACAGCAGAGAGCACGTATACAATTATGAGGAGCATGTGGCACTTGCAAAGTACCTGGATACAGATGGCAGGCTTCCAGCTACATTCATGGTGGTAGCTCCGGGATCCTGGAATCAGCTTGAGGTATGGGATGACATAAACAGGATGAGGACACTCAACACGACACAGAGCAGACGAAGGGCAACGATGCATGTGTGCCCGCTGCAGCTTGATATTGTTGAGAGGATTATCAACAGGTACAGCAATCCGGGCGATGTGGTATATGATCCGTTCAGCGGCCTTATGACAGTACCAATGATGGCGGTCAAGATGCACAGGTTCGGCAAGGGGTGCGAATTGAATCCGGATTACTTCAGGGATGGAGTTGGATATCTGCAGTCTGAGGAGAATGAGGTGGATTCACCGACGTTGTTTGATTTCCTGGAGGTGGGCGACTATGGAAAATGATTTGGTTACTCGTATATTTGGCGAGGATGGAGAGCTTGACATTGATAAATCTGATGAAGGACTTGCCGAGTACAAGAAACGTAAGAAAGAAGCAAGAGACAGAATGATAATGCTCCAGAACCAGCCGTATGAAGTTAAGGTGCGGCGATCCAGACTTAGAGCTGAAGAGTTCATGGAGCAGATGCGGATACGAGACAAAACAGCTCATGTGAGCGTTGGCGGTCTTGACAGTATTACACTACACGTATTCCTGAAGTCGATAGGGATCAATGTTCCAGCGGTCTCGGTTTCATCTCTGGAAGATAAGAGTATACAGCGGGTACATAAAGCTCTTGGAGTGACAATCCTGAACCCGCTCAAGACAAAAGTTGAGGTACTCAATGAGGTTGGGTTCCCGGTTATCAGCAAGAGGATAGCGGGCAAGATAGCACTGCTTCAGAATCCGACAGAGAACAATAAGACAGTTCGACATGCAATAATCACAGGCGAATGTGGAGCGCTTGGACACTTCCAGAAGAACAGCCGCATGAAGTTGCCACAGAAGTGGCTTAACCTGTTCGGAGGATATGAGAACGAGAATGAAGGTGTTATGTATTACAAGCCAAATTTCAAGGTGTCAAATGATTGTTGCTATTGGCTGAAAGAGAAGCCATGCGATGACTGGGCTAAGGCTCATTCAAGCTATCCGTTCCTTGGCATGATGGCATCTGAGGGGGGACAGAGAGAAGAAGCTCTCACAGACCATGGATGCAATTACTATGGCAAGACAGTAATGAGATCAGCACCATTTGCACCATACCTCAGAAATGACATATTGAGACTTGCTCAGGAGATGGACACTTGGTATCACGCACATACAGATGTGTTTACAAAGCTTTATTATGAGCAGCCATACAGCAAGGACAAGGCTGGCAACACAATACCTTATGAGCCGGTTGAGACAATCATACCGGCTATATATGGACGGATAGAGGATGACGGACACGGAAATCTCAGAACGACAGGAGCACAGAGGACAGGCTGCAGTATGTGCGGTTTCGGAATCCACATGGAAGAACGACCACACAGGTTTGACAGGCTCAGAGAGAGGAACCCAAAGGAATGGGAGTTCTACATGTATCGATGCTGCACGGATCCAGAGACTGGAGAGAAATTCGGCTGGGGAAGAGTCCTAGACTATATCGGAGTGCCATGGGAAGATGTACCGGCAACACAGATGGAACTTGATGATTTTATGGGAGGTATGGAATGAACGATTTGAAGATATTTGAGAATAAAGAATTTGGAGAGATCAGAACAGTAGTAAAAGATGGTGAGCCTTGGTTTGTGGGAAAAGATGTGGCGGAGATACTAGGGTATTCAAATACAAGGGATACTTTGGCGAGAAGAGTTGACGAAGAGGATAAGGGGGTAGCAAATTGCGACACCCTTGGAGGTAATCAAAAATTAACTGTTGTCAATGAATCAGGACTTTACAGCCTCATACTTTCAAGCAAGCTGCCAAATGCAAAGAAGTTTAAGAAGTGGGTGACAAGCGAGGTCCTTCCATCCATCCGCAAGAACGGCGGGTACATAGTCGGACAGGAAACAATGTCGGATGACGAATTAATGGCCAGAGCCTTACAGGTAGCCCAGAACAAGATACTGGAGAGGGACAAGCAGATAGAGACCATGAAGCCCAAGGCTATATTTGCTGATGCGGTTGCAGCAAGTCACACATCAATTCTGATCGGAGACCTTGCAAAACTGATTAGCCAGAATGGTGTCAGCATCGGTCAGAAGCGTTTGTTTAAGTGGTTACGTGATAACGGCTACCTCATCAAGCGTGAGGGATCAGATCGGAATATGCCAACTCAGAGGAGCATGGAGATGAAGCTGTTTGAGGTGAAGGAAAGCACCATAAGCAATCCAGACGGCTCAGTTAGGATCACCAGGACACCAAAGGTTACAGGCAAGGGACAGCAGTATTTTGTGAATAAGTTCCTTGCTATCTGAAAGGAGAGACTACATGACAGAATTTGAGATAGATGCAATATTTAACACCATCTGCCGGCCTGGGCGGGTGGTGAGAATACTCACGAAGAACGGAAAAGAGGAGAATGTCCCTATAAGGGTTTGGAAGCGATGGACAATCATCAAGGTATATGAGCACCATGTACTGATGCAGAGTGAAAAGGGCTATCATGAGAGCTTCAGCAACACAGACATAAGAGAGATGATCAGGAAGGGAGAAATACGATGGAGATAGTACCAGAGAGAGCAGGAGGCTGCGAAAACTGCAAATGCAGAGCCATGGACGAGACACAGGAGCCATGCGCACACTGTACCAAGAATGCGACGGATAACTATGAGCCGATGACCAACGGCGACTACATCAGGTCGCTTGGTGATGCGGATCTTGCGCAGATAATCATGTGTCCGAGTGAGGTTGGATTTGACGAGATTGGATTTGACGAGATTGTGTGTCAGATGGGTAAGCAACATTGCATAGAATGTACCCGCAGATGGCTTGAGGCGGAAAGGAAGGTTGAGGAGTGATGAGGTTAATTAGTCAGAAAGGCTGGGGCTATATAGATATTGAGTATGAAAATGGAACTATCACTATGGATTATACGAGTGAAGGAACAAGAATAATATACAGTTGGAATGACGATTCAGGAGAATGTGTAATTATGGCTGAATATAGTTCTAGGGAAAAGGCAGAAAAGGTACTGGAAGATATGACGAAGGTGTATGGAAGTTACATATCGTGTAATGGTGGCCCTGGAATCCTACAGGGTAGTGGCTATCAGCAGGCATTCTGTTTCACACCACCGAAGGTGTTCCGGTTTCCGGCAGATGATGAAGTGGAGGTGTAAGGATGGCACAGATTCCAAATGAGATCAAACAGGATCCGAACTGGGCAAGAGCAGTTGCTATCTCAAAACAGTATGCTGTAAGCACATACCCGGCTACGTGGGTGCTTAAATTCATAAACGAGTGGAATGCGGCCGTGGCAAGGTTGAGAAGATAGGAGTGTGGGAATAGATGAGATTGATTGACGCAGATAGTGTTATTGATGATATAAAGTGGGAAATGGGCGAAACTTATGACGATGACGTTCGTGCAGGGATGAAAAGCGTTATTGATATAATAAATAAGCGCAGGACTGCCTATGATGTGGATAAGGTTGTTTCAGAGCTACAGGACAAGTCATTTGAAAGGCACGGCAACTCTGGCATGGGCGGAGAGCTGGTAATAAATCTTGATGATGCTGTGGATATTGTGAAGAGAGGTGGAGTGGATGAAAGATAGATGTCTATTCAAGGCGAAAATTTGTAATGGAGAGTGGGTTGCAGGATTTTTGCATTGCAAAGATGATAAATGGTATATAAGCAATAAAGCAGGTTCGCCATTTGCGTATGAAGTAAGACCAGATACCATCTGTCAGTGCACAGGCTTGAAAGATAAGAACGGCAAGCTGATATGGGAGAATGATGTTATAAAATATCATTTTGGCAATGCATATGCACAAATCAGATATGGAGCATATCAAAGCTGCTTTGATAATCAAAAAACGGAGCACATAGGATTTTATGTGGATTGGTCAGAGAGCAGGAATTATCGCAAAGACTTAGGATATTGGATAAACATGGTTAATGCAGAGGTCGTTGGCAACATCTTTGACAATCCGGAATTGATAAAGGAGAGTGATACATAATGGCATATGCAGGCAAATGCGATAGATGCGGCGGGTTCTACGACATTCCGTTTGAACACGGAGCGCCGATAAGGACAAGAATTTTTGATGTGTACGATGGTGTAACAGATTCAAAGGACTTATGCCCGGACTGTATGCGGAATCTTTGCAACTTCCTTGGCGGGGCAGAACTTAACGACCCGTTAGAAAGACAGATAGGGTTTAAGACACAGGTAGATCCGTACAATCATTTGATGAACAGATTTACCCGGAAGGAGTGAAAGGATGGCAAAGTCAGATAGAAAGCTACACGAAGCAAGAATGGCAGGGGCTGCATGGCTGATGAATGTCATCAAGACACAGGGCATGGAAGCAGCAGAGAAAGAACTCAAGGTCAGAGGAGCCATGTTTGTTCCGCTTGAGGTCAACCAGAAGCAGCTTGACGAAGCTGTGTATAAAATCAAACTGAATACAATAGATTGTATTTTGATAATGAGTTGCATGGTACTTCGGGATGAGTTTGATTTTGGACAGAAGAGGCTTGAGAGATTCTGCGAAAGATTTAATTTAAAGACTGATGCGCTGTGTGATGAAGAAATTATCTGGGATGATCTTATACAGACTTTGAAGGAAGAAACAGGTTTGGATTTCACCATCCGGGAGAACAAGTAGGAGGTGAGGCGGTGAAAGCGAAAGAGTATTTGAAACAGGTGGAGCTTCTGGATGTTAAGATCAGGCAGAAGAAGATAGAGCTTGCAGGACTCAAGGAAGATGCAACCTGTACAGGGGCATTTGATTATTCGTCTGAGAAGGTACAGACAAGCGCTAAGGCTGATTCTATGAGCAAAAAGGTGGCAAAGTATGTTGACCTTGAGAAGGAGATACATGAGGATATAGAGAGGTTCACGGAGCTTAAGCATAAGGTCATAGGACAGATACATATGCTGGACGACATAACGTACATGGAGATCCTGTTCAAGAAATACATAGAGTACAAGACACTAAAAGATATAGCGGTTGAAATGAAGTATTCATATGGCAGGACAAAACATATACATGGTTTTGCACTTGAGGCATTTAGAATTAAGGTCTTGGAAAACTCAGCACCAAATAGCACCATTTAGCACCACATAGCACCTAGCAAACGTGGTATACTAGTATGGTAAAATTATATTGATTCATAAGGGACATGACTGTTTGCCATTTCGGTCGTGTCCCTTTTCTTATGCCCAGTGGTTGTAAATCTCCCCTTGTGAAAAGTGAACGCTGATCTCTCCCCACTGGGCTATTTTGTTTGAGGTGTGAGATATGAGTAAGATTAAAAGATTCGAGATTGTGAGACTTGAATATAGTTTTGATATACATCCGATACTTGGTAGATTGGCATTACCGATAGCTATGATAAAAGTGATGGTTAGGTGCACTAAGATATACAAATTTCAGCCAACTATAAAGCTGGGTGGAGAGGTAATAAGTGTGTGTAAGCCGTTATACAAGATTGTGATTCCGAAGAGAGTGAGAAAGTAACAGAAAGAAGGTGTGACATTATGGCAAAACTGACAGCTAAACAGCAGAGATTCTGTGATGAATACTTGATTGACCTTAATGCCACACAGGCAGCTATAAGGGCAGGGTATTCACCGAAAACAGCTGAACAATTAGCGTATCAACTACTTCAGAAAACTTCAGTTCAAAACCATATATCTGAACTACAGAAGAAGCGTGAAGAACGCACAGAAATAACTCAGGATAGAGTATTGCATGAGCTTGCACTTATCGCATTTGCAAAGGCATCTGACTATGCAAGAGTAGTTGAAAAGGATGCCATGGTAGAAGTTGATGGGAATATGGTTCCGGTACTTGACGAGGACGGCAATCAGGTGAAATACAGGACAGTAGAGCCTATCCTGACGGATGAACTGACAGAGGATCAGAAGAAAGCTATTGCAGTTATAAAAAAGGGTCGAGATGGCTTTGAAATAAAGCCTTATAGCAAGATACAGGCGTTGGAGCTCCTGGGTAAGCATTTGGGTATGTTCACAGAAAAGGTGGAAGTGAAGAATACCACACCAAATGCATTTGAGGGGCTTACAACCGAAGAATTGAAGAAACTTATTGATGACGTTTGATAGACATGACCCTTTATTACAGCAACAGCTAAAAATAGAGCTATCAAGGAGAGAGTTCTGGCAGTATTGCAAGCTGACCTCTCCTGACTTCTATAGTAACGACAGAGTGTTCTTGCATGATCTTGCGGATAAGCTGCAGTGGTTCGTAGAAGAAGCAGAGCAACAGATAATGGTGGTGAATATGCCACCAAGACACGGAAAATCACGAACAGCTACTAAATTTGTTCAGTGGTTATTTGGTAAATATGGTATAGACAAAAAGGTTATGACAGGATCATATAATGAGACCCTGTCAGGAACATTTGCAAAGGCTGTCAGGGATGTTATAGCAGAAAAGCCTACAGAGGGCATTCTGACATATGGAGATATATTCCCTGGCACAAAGATAAAATATGGTGAGGCTGCAGCACAGAAATGGAGTCTTGAGGGCAGTCAACAGGCCAATTACCTTGCAACTTCTCCGACAGGTACAGCAACAGGATTTGGCTGTAATATCATGATAATAGATGATCTTATCAAGAACAGTGAGGAAGCCTACAATGAATCAGTATTGCAGAAGCAGATTGACTGGTTCAACAATACAATGCTCTCCAGAACAGAGAATGATTTTAAAATCATCATAATTATGACAAGATGGTCAACAAAAGATCTTGCCGGATATGTACTTGCAAATTATGACGATGTAGTACATATCAATTACAAGGCAGTGCAAGACGATGGGGCAATGCTCTGTGAAGCTATCCTGTCATATAAGGATTACAAGATAAAGACCAAGAATATGAACAAGGATATAGTCCTTGCAAATTACCAGCAGGAGCCTATAGATGTCAAGGGCAGACTATACAGTCATATCAAGACATATACGGATATTCCGAGGGACAGCAAGGGTAATAACCTATTCAAATATATATTGAATTATACAGATACAGCGGACACAGGTGGCGATTACCTATGTTCTATTTGTTATGGCATGTATGAGAGTACATATTACATACTTGACGTTTTATACACAAAAGAGCCAATGGAAGTTACTGAGCCGGCAACAGCTCAGATGCTGACAAACAATAACGTTGGTAATGCTTTAATAGAGAGCAATAATGGCGGTCGAGGATTCAGCAGAAACGTTATAAGAGAACTGAAATCTTTGGGAAATACTCACACTAAAATACAGTGGTTCTTTCAGTCAAAGAATAAGACATCAAGGATCCTGTCAAATAGCACAGGAGTAATGCAGAACGTTCTCTTCCCTGTGAATTGGGAAGACAGATGGCCAGATTTTGCGGAAGCAATAAGGAAGTATCAGAAAGAGGGTAAGAATGCTCATGATGATGCTCCGGATGCGCTGACTGGTGTATATGAGAATGATAAGCCTAAGGGAACATGGCTGGTATAGAGAGGTGAAAAAATGCTAACCCCTGACGAGATAAAAGAATTGATAGACAGTGACCGCACATCAGAAAAAAAGCAGTTCGCCCGGACAGGCGAAAGATACTATGACGGCGATCATGACATAAAGAAGTATAGATTGTTCTATTACAATGCGGACGGCGAACTGGTAGAGGACAAGACCAGAAGCAACGTGAAGATACCACATCCATTCTTCACAGAGCTGGTTGACCAGTGCACCCAGTACATCCTATCAGGGGATGGCATTGTAAAGTCCAACGACACTGAACTGCAGAAACACATGGACAAGTATTTCAACAACAATGATGAGTTCATGTCTGAGCTTTCTGACGCTATTACAGATATGCAGGTCAAAGGCTTTGCGTATATGTACGCGTACAAGAATGCCAAGGACATGATGTCATTTGCAAATGCTGACAGTATCGGAGTTATTGAGGTAAGAGCTAAGGACACAGATGATGGCTGTGCATACACGATTTACCACTATACGGACAGGATAGACAAAGGGCACAAGACTATTGAGAGAATACAGGTCTGGGATGATAAGCAGACATATTATTATGTCCAGGTTGATAATGGGACGGTGGTACTGGATGACACTGAGCCAATCAACCCTAAACCTCACGTGTTATACACTAAGAATGGCGGAGATAAAAACACATACTTCGATGGATTTGGCTATATTCCATTCTTCCGGCTGGATAACAACAAGAAGCAGACCTCAAGCCTTAAGCCTGTAAAGCCACTCATAGATGACTATGACCTGATGGCCTCAAGCCTGTCAAACAACCTCATAGACTTTGATTCCCCACTATATGCTATCAAAGGCTTTCAGGGAGACAACCTGAATGAGCTTCAGACAAACCTCAAAACAAAGAAGATCATAGGTATAGGTGAGGATGGTGACGTAGATGTCAAGACTGTTGACGTCCCATACCAGGCAAGGCAGGCTAAGCTGGAGCTTGATGAAAAGAATATATACAGGTTTGGCATGGGGCTGAATACCGCCGGACTCAAGGACACATCAGCAACTACGAATATAGCCATTAAGGCGGCCTACTCATTGCTTGACCTTAAGGCAAAAAAGATAGAGAAAGCTCTTAGAAAGTTCTTGAGGAGGATAGTAGAGATTGTCATTGACGAGATCAACAAGGCTGAGAACAAGGCATATAAGGCCGAGGATGTTTATTTTGAGTTCGCTCATGAGATTATGAGCAATGCACAGGAAAATGCACAAATAGAACTTACAGAGGCTCAGGTAAGGCAGACAGAGATCAATACAATACTTAATGTTGCAAGCATACTTAATGATGAGACTATTATCAAAGCTATCTGTGATTGGCTTGATATTGATTATGAGGAGATCAAGGACAAACTGCCTAAGAATGAGGAGGAGAACACGGAAGAGGCTCAGAAGGTGCTTGATAACATCAATACAGATGTCGAGAACGGAGGTGGAGCAGATGGAAAATAAAAGATACAAGATAGATTTAGATACAAGAGCGGTGAAGATGCCGGCTGGCGAGGTCATCGGTGTATATCATGACAAAGATGTAAACCGGCTGACATTTGAAGTGCCGGCAACGTATAAGGGCATAGATCTCACTGAATATCAGATATCAATCAACTATGTGAATGAAGAAGAGCAGAAAGATGTGTATTTTATAGAGAATTATACACTCTCTGATGATGCAAGCATTATAACCTTTGATTGGCTTGTTGGTGCTACTGCATGTACAGTGCCGGGCAATGTCGGCTTCACTGTATGCTTCAAGAAGCTTGATAGTGAGGGTAACATCATCAACGAGATCAACACCAAGCTCACAAGAATGAAGGTTCTTGAGGGCTGTGAAGCAGTTGAGAGTGAGATTGAAGAGCGGTATATGACAGATCTTGCAGGACAGCTTTACAAGGAACTTGATGAAGTAAAAAAACATGGCAGTGATGTCAAAGGAAGGCTTGCGGCGGTCATCACTGAGAAGGGAGTGCCGACCGCAAGCAATGAATCTTTTGATGATATGATTGCTAATGCGAAAAAAATTAGTACAGGAGCGTATGGGATGATTATTAATACATCTTTATATACAAAACCATATGGGTATGTATGCGGCATATATGGATTATTGCCAACAGAAACGGAGGTTAGTTGATGGGATATACTGTACAAAGAATAAGACTGGGAAAAAAAGAGGCGGATTCAACGTTTTACAATGCGGACGTAAATGACGCAAAAATGCAGGAGATTGCGGCAGCCCTTGGCATGAAACTAAATATTGTAGAGTCTAACACTACGTGGATATTATACATGGGAGATGATGAGCACAACACAACAGGTTTTAAGTTTAGTCTTTCTGGAGCTAATCTGATTATGACAACTGTGATTCAGGGGGCTACTCCGTCCGCATCTACATATTGTTATTCGTATAACATGAGTTTGACTAGATCAGCCAATAGTGGTGCGGCTAATGCATTTTTGCATTTTGTATCATGCAAAGAAGGAGTGGTATTTGGAATTGGAAGTTTCAGCGAGGGGGCTAACATTACTGATCTATTACATATCGTATTGCCTGCAAAAGATCTAAAAACAAATGAAGATAGAATAGCTTATATGTCATTCACTTCTGCTAGGTACATCATTTATTCTGATGTAGACGAGACATCTTATTATGCTCAGGCTTGGAGTCAGGCTAGCAACATACATGACGTGGTAAGTCTTGCTCAATATGTGTATCCTGCAGGGTATCTCGCTATTCCATCAGCATACTATATATTAGCTGGGCCAGATGTTGCATCAGGTGCTTCTGGTGAAAGTTTTATTATAAATGACCAAGAGTATTTCATTCCAGGCAATACAAGTTCAATTTGGAAAATAGCAATAGAGCTACCAAAATCAGAAGAGAGTTAACATATGAATAAAGCACAAAAGCAAGTAACTAAAGCTCAACTGAATAGAGAAAAGCAGGCAATCAAAGAACTCAAACAGGTATATCAGCGGGCATTGAGAGATTGTGAGCAGAAGATAAGAGAGCTTTCAGAACGAACTGATATGGAGAATCTGCAGAGCATCATCTATCAGAAACAGTATCAGGAGGCTTTGAAATTGCAGCTTGAGGGTGTTCTGAGTAACCTGCAGTCTAACTCATATGCAACTGTGTCTGACTACCTGACGAAGTGCTACAGAGACGGATACACAGGCGTCATGTATGACCTGCAAAAGACAGGTATTCCAATCATCATGCCGATAGATCAGGCGGCAGTTGTGAGAGCTATTCAGACGGACAGCAAGCTCAGTAAGTCGCTCTACGACAAAATGGGCGAGGATGTGACATACCTCAAGAAAGCGGTCAGAGCAGAGGTATCAAGAGGCATTGCAAATGGCTCAACGTGGAATGAGGTGGCTGGTAAGCTCTCAAGACACATGGCAAATACTCCATTTCAGAAGGCTTATAACAACTCTATCCGCATTGCGAGGACTGAAGGGCATCGTATACAGGTACAGTCAGCGCTGGACGCTATGTATATTGCAAAAAGCAAAGGGGCAGATGTATTGAAACAGTGGGATGCCACTCTTGACGGAGCAACGAGAGAACATCATCAGATGCTTGATGGACAGATCCGGGAAGTCGATGAGCCCTTTGAGGTTGGTGGTCGTAAGATTAAGGCTCCTGGAATGTTTGGAGATCCGGCAGAGGACTGCAACTGCCGTTGTTGCTTATTGCAGAGAGCAAGGTGGGCGCTGGATGATGAAGAGCTTCAGACTCTGAGAAAGCGAGCGGAATACTTCGGGTTGGATAAGACAAAGGATTTTGAAGAGTACCAGACGAAGTACTTTAAGGTGTCGTTTGAGATTGAGCATGAAAAAGATGTTGCAAATACCCAAAACGGTGATAGTATAAGAGATATAATGTTCAAGGCATCAAAGTCTGATGCTGGCATTATTAGAGATGAAAAAGCTGTTGTTGACGCATATTCACAGTTACCGGATAAAGTTCAGAAAACAATGGCTGATGTAACCTTTAATATGGGGCAGAACGGCAGTAGTTGTGATGTGAAAAAAGGCATTATTAACGTTGCCAAAGGCGCTGAGAAAGAGGATATAGACCATGAATTTGGACATCTGATAGAAGAACGTATGCTGAATCCTAAAGTTGTGGAAAAGTATAAGAAATATTTAACTGAGGGATTAAGCGATAAAAATATTACTACGGAAATATACGAAAATGATGCAGGGCAAAAATTTGCAATATATATTTTGCATGGCGATAAATTTATTAGCGAATATCAAGGCAGGTTATATGTTAGCCGCATATCTGATGCTGTTAATCCGGATGGAAGTATAAAAACTGAATTTTTATTGGAATCCACCTCAGAGCTTTTCAGAGTGTATCAAAAAGATAAAACAATCCTTAGTACATATGAAATCGGGTTAGTAGAGGAGTCTTTAAAATGAATTTAAAAGAAGAATTTTTAAATATTACATCGTATGAAGAATATAATAAACAAAGAGAAAAGTTTGGTACTTTGCCTCGTGATGCAGAATTTTTATCTCATTTAGACAAGTTGTATGGTCCAGGATACGTAGGCGGAGATATAGCCAATGGAGTTATAGAAGAACTATATAAACCCGGCAAAAGACACATAGGAGAAGAATAGAAAATAATGCTAGATGGATTACGAGCACTGTACAGAGATGTATGGTGTTTTTTTATGCAAAAAATAGGAGGATGAAAGAATGCAGAAGTACATTGGAACAAAACAGATTGAGGCAAGACCGATGACAAGAGGCGACTATAACAATTACAGAGGATGGCAGATTCCAGCGGAAGAAAATCCAGCAGATGAAGGCTATCTCGTAAGATATTCAGATGGATATGAGAGCTGGTCGCCGGAGAAGCAGTTTAACGAAGCATACAGACCATGTGACAACATGACGTTTGGAATTGCTCTTGAAATGCTCAAGAAGGGCTTCAGAGTTGCAAGAAAGGGTTGGAATGGCAAAGGAATGTTTGTTGTATTTCAGAAGGGATATCCTGATGGCATACCATGTAACAAGCAGACTGCAGAAGCCTGGGGAATCAGCGAGGGTGATTTATTCAAGTGTAACCCATATCTGCAGATCAGATGTGTTGATGGTTCACATTCTATGTGGGTGCCGAGTATAAATGATTGCCTTGCTGAAGACTGGGTAATAGTTGAGTAAAAAATAATAGTTAATTTAGATCATGGTAAAAACATGGTCTTTTTTTATGCCCAAAATCGGCTCAAGGCGATAAAACTGTGACCGATAAAGAATAACTCCGGCAAGAGTGATAACTGCCATGTGTGGCTACGATTAAAGCCAGAAAGGATGGAACAATGGAATTAAAGGAACTGTTAGGAGAAGACCTGTATAAGCAGGTACAGGCGAAGATTGACGAGAAGAACAGCACAGAGACAGATAAGCTCAAGCATGTAAGATACACAGATCTGTCCGAGGGCAAGTACGTCAGCAGGGAGAAGTATGATTCAGAACTTGACAAGCTCAACACACTGATCACCGGCAAAGACACGGAGATTGGCAATGCAAATAAGCTTATTGAGGACCTTAAGAAAGCTTCTAAGGGTGATGAGGGCATGCAGCAGAAGATATCAACTTACGAGACTGAGAATGCACGGCTTCAGAAAGAACTTGAGGAGACTAAGGTCAATTCGGCTATCAAGGTAGCATTGCTTGAGGCTCATGCGGTTGATACTGATTATATGACCTATAAGATCAAGGCGGCTCTCAAGGAGAAGAATGAGGAACTGAAGCTTGATGATGAAGGTCATATCAAAGGTTGGGACAATATGCTCACAGACCTAAAGACACAGTTCCCGGCTCAGTTCACAGCTTCATCCGGCTCAGATGATGGCGAGAGGCACATCATTGAGAATAGACTGCCAGATCCTACAAATAAAGATACAGGACTGACGAGAGAAGACATATTGAAGAAATCATATGCAGAGCGTGCTAAGATTGCCCAGGAAACACCTGAGCTATATGAAGCTGCTATGCATGGAACAAAGTAAGGTAGAAAGGAAAAGGTGAAAGAATATGGCAATTACAAAGGTAAGTGACCTCATTAACCCAGAAGTAATGGGGGATATGATTGATGCAAAGGTAGAGGCACAGGCCAAGCTTTTAAAGTATGCCCATGTTGATACATCCCTTGAGGGTGTACCAGGAGATACAAAGACAGTTCCATCATGGAATTATATCGGCGATGCTGAGGATTTTGATCCGGAATCAGGAGATGAAATTGAGGCATCTAAGCTCACAGCAACAAAGAAGACATTCACTATTAAGTGTGCAGCTAAGAGCGTATCAATATATCAGACAGCAATCAATAGTGGTTTAGGGAACCCTGTTGGACAGGCTGAGACTCAGCTTTCAAAGTCTATTGTAGGCAAGTTGGATAATGATCTGCTTGATGCTGCATACACATCAGAGAATGTATATACACCAGATACTCTTGCAGTAATCGGATATGATGGCATTGTTGATGCTAACACAAAGTTCGAGGATGAAGAGGATGGAATAGAGAAGGTTATGTTCATAAACCCTAAACAGGAGGGAACGCTTCTCAAGGATGACAACTTTAAGTCAGCGGACAAGTTTGATAAGAGCGTTATTGTGACAGGCTCTATAGGTAAGATTGGATCATGCTGGGTAAAGAAGTCAAAGAAGATCAAGCTCATGACTTATGAGAAAGACACAGAGAAGGGAACTATTACTATAGTGGCTGATTCAACTGCTGAGTCAGACACAAACAAGCATCTTAGTACAGTTCAGCCAACATGCAAAGATGAGCTTGTAATCGGTGATAAGGTTAAGAGCCTTGCAGCTGGTTCACAGTATTATCTCTGCCCTATTATCAAGCTCCAGCCTGATTCAGATGAGACCGAGTTTACAGAAGAGGAAGCTCCAGCTCTTACAATTTTCCTCAAGAAAGATGTTCAGGTTGATCACGAATGGTTACCGAAGAAGCAGAGACATGATATCACAGCATCTAAGTATTATGGTGCTGCACTCACCAACGCTTCAAAGGTTGTACTTGCTAAGTTTAAGAAGTAAGGCGGTGGTCATATGATCATGACTGTCGATGAACTTAAGAAGTATGTAGACACCGAGGAGAAAGATTCAGTGCTTGAGGCTAAGCTTCAGGCACTGGAACTCCTGATCAGAAAATATACAAATAATAATTATCAGGACAGGAACAGGCGGTTTGTGGCTCCTGTGGACGCTGTGACAGGCTTTCAGTATGCATCTGAGCTGTTCAAGGTTGGCGACACTATACAGGTGTCAGAGTCACGCTACAACGATGGCTTGTACACCATCAAAGCTGTGGATATGGACAATGGACATATAGAGGTGAATGAGGAGCTTGTAAGCGAACCGGTCGTCATGGTGACAAAGATAGTATATCCGATGGATATCAAGCTGGGAGTTGCCAACATGCTTTCATGGGACCTGAACAACAGGGATAAGGTTGGTGTGCAGTCTGAGACTATCAGTAGGCACTCTGTGACCTATTTCAATATGGATGGCGACAATTCCCTCATGGGATATCCAAAGTCGCTTCTTGGCTTTTTAAAGCCGTACATGAAAGCGAGGTTTTGAACATGAGAGGAATAGGCGGAAATGCAGTTGCAGATATACAGGTCAAGAGCATAACCAGAAACGAGATAGGCGAACAGGAAGTCACATGGATATCTGAAGATACCTTGACCGGATGGCTTGACCTCTCAGGCGGTGACAGTAAGTACACAACATACAATGCCAAGGTGCAGGAATCCACGCATATGTTCATAGCTGATTATAAACGTCTCAGTGACATGATCAAGGCTGAGAATAGCCGGATGGTGATAGATGGTCAGGTATATGACATTATGCTGATAGATGATCCGATGGGGATGCATGAGCAGCTTGAGATATATCTGAAGTATACAGGAGGGCAGTAATGGGAAATGTGGAGTTCACAGACAACAGAATAAAGGTTGAGGCAGCTCTGAATGATGCTATTGGTGCATTCCTGTATGAAGTTGCTGTAGAGGTTGAGGCTCAGACCAAGATAGCACAGACAAGAGTTGATACAGGTCACACCAAAGGCGAATGGACTCACTATGTCGATGAAGATAAGGGTGAGGCTGTAATTGGAAATCCTAGGGAGAATGCTATCTGGGAAGAATACGGCACAGGCGAATATGCTTTGAAAAAGAATGGCCGTAAAGGCGGATGGTGGGCCCCTGTGGGACCTGATGGAATGAGCTTGAAACAAGCCAGTAAGTTCAGTAAGGTAAAAAAGGATAAGGCAGGAAATATAGTAGCTGTTTTTACCTATGGTAAGAAGCCACTCAGACCTTTACAGAAAGCCTTCGACAAGACCAAGAGCAAGATTATCAAGCGACTTGGCTCTATTCTCAATCAGACATTCAGTGAGTAAGGCGGTGATGGCATGACGACAGAGACATTATCATATATCAACAGTGTACTCAAAGATGAGCTTGAGATTCCATACGCATTCATGGAGTGGCAGGATGACCCGCCGGAGGCATATTTTGTTGGTGAATACTCCGAGGGGGATACTCCTGAGGAAGATGGATGTCAGGAAATAACATTCATCCTAGACGGCTTCACAAGAGGCTCTTGGCTCAGCCTGGAGAAGTACAAGCAGAAGATAGAACAGAATATTGAACGGACGGCAATTCTTGCAAGTGGTGCGGGGGTTGCCGTTTTTTATGGGAATGCGTCACCAGTGCCAACAGGGGATGCAGAACTCAAACGTATACAGATCAATTTGACTATTAAAGAATATAAGAATGGAAGGTGATTATATCATGGCAGATACATTAACTTTTGAAGAGTTCAAGTCATCAGGTATCACAAGCAAGACACCGAAGAACATTGTATTTGGTGCTGGAACTATTCACAAAGGCTTGAAGTATGACGCATCAAAGAAGGCTTGGAACTTTGCAGAGTCTCTGATCGGTGCGACATCTGGCGGTACAAAGCTGTCAATCAAGCCTGAGCTCAAGGATATAGAGGTTGATGGTGAGCTTGTTAAGGTTAAGGAGTTAACAGTTAAGACAGGTGAGACAGCACAGATGGATACTAACATGGTGGAGCTGTCGCCTGAGACGATCAAGATGGCTATTATCGGACAGAATGGCACATCAACAGCGGAAGGATACGATGTGATCGAATCCAAGGCAAGAATTGAAAAGGATGATTATATTGAGAACTTCGGTTATATCGGAAGATTCTTAGATGGTCGTCCTGTTATCGTGATCTTTGACAATGCGCTCTGTACATCAGGCCTTGAGATAGAGGGCAAGAACAAGGAGAATGGCACATTTGCGCTGACTATGGAGTGCTATGCGGATCTGTCACCGGCAGCTGATACATTGCCATACCACATCTATCTGCCTACCGGTACAACAACGGAGCAGGTTCAGCAGTCTATAGATTCCAGTACGGAAGTAACAGGTTAATTGACATAGAAAAATAGAAAAGGAGAGATAATCATGGAAACAACCGAGATAAAAGAGAACAAAGATATAGAAGTAGTAGAGAATGATGAAGTAGTTGAAGAGGCAGAAGTAGTTGAAGATGCCGAGGCAACAGAAGATGTGCAGGAGATCAAACCATATACGCTTAGGAATCCCAAAGCAACAGATATAGCTTCATTCCTGAAGCTGTTCAGTAAGCTGGGAGTAAAGGACTTCAAAGATTCATTCAGCGGCAATGGGTTCAAAGAGCTTATTGCGAAGGAACGTGAGAAACTTGCTGGTGATGAGGATGATGAGGACACATCGAAGTTCCTTGAGAATGTGGGTATTGGTCTTGCATTCGAGCTTGTAGATGTGATCCTGACAAAGCTGTCAGACTGTCAGCGTGAGGTATTTGTCTGCCTGTCACACCTGTCAGGAATGACAGTGGATGAGGTAGCAGATCTTGACCTCTCTGTATTCACACAGATGTTGTATGATGCGGTCACACTTCCAGGTTTTGCGGATTTTATCTGGGTTGTTTCAAACTTGTTCAAGAAGAGACAGTAGGCTATCTCAAGTTCATGGATCTGATATTTCGCAGATATGCGGATCCGTACACTCTGCTTGATACGATGATAGACAATCAGAGCTTTGATGAGTTTGTATGCACGTTTGTGCGTCTTGACGATGATGATAAGCTCTGGGATATGTATATTCACAAGTGTTGGGAAAATATATCATTCAATGACTTCAAGGCAAGGCTGTACGGCACATCAGGTGGCGGTTCACAGCCAGTCAGATCAGGGGCATTTGAGAGCAGAGGCGAGCTTGAAGCAACCATAAAGGATTCTATGTCAATCATAGAAAATTTTAAGCCATAGGGGCACACAGAACGTGTGTCTCTATTTTTTTATTATCGAGGAAAGGGGGTAGACCCTTTTGGAAGTATTTAAGATACTGGGAAGAATCGCAGTATCAAATGAGGATGCGAATGAGAAAATTGAAGAGACTGGCGACAAGGCAGAGAAGACAAGCAAAAAGATGAGTTCTGTGTTTGGCAATATCGGCAAGTTTGCGCTCAAGGCAGCAAAGGTAGCCGTTGTTGCGACAACAGCTATGGCCACTGGAATAGCTGGCATTACTGCTAAGGCTGTAAGCGAGTATGCGGACTACGAGCAGCTTGTTGGTGGTGTTGAGACACTGTTCAAGGACAGTTCAGATAAGGTTGTTGAGTATGCGAATAATGCATATAAGACGGCGGGGTTGTCGGCGAATGATTACATGGACACTGTAACGAGCTTTTCAGCTTCGCTGTTGCAAGGTTTGGAAGGCGATACAGCGCAGGCTGCCGAGTATGCGAATCTGGCCATAACAGACATGTCAGATAATGCCAATAAGATGGGCACCAGTATGGAGATGATTCAGAACGCATATCAGGGCTTTGCAAAGCAAAACTACACCATGCTTGACAACTTGAAGCTTGGTTATGGTGGTACTGCATCTGAGATGGCAAGGCTTATCAATGATTCTGGTGTACTCGGTGACACCATGACTGTGACAGCAGATAACGTCAATAGTGTGTCATTCGATAAGATGATTGAGGCTATTCATGTTGTGCAGACTAACATGGATATAACAGGCACTACCGCAAAAGAAGCAGCCACGACAATACAGGGATCCATCGGCATGGTGAAGTCCGCATGGGCTAATCTGCTCATAGGTATGGCTGACCCATCTCAGGATATGGGAGTGCTGATGAACAACCTTGTTGATTCGGCTATGGCTGTAGCAGATAATCTTGTACCAAGGATAGCCGATACACTGCCGAGGGTGGTTACAGGTATATCAAGTCTTGCACAGAAGCTGGCACCATACATACCGCCTCTTATTGAGCAGTTACTGCCATCGTTGATACAGGGAGCGACATCGTTGTTGTCTGAGGTGGTCAATAATCTGCCCGGAATACTTGAGACATTACTGCCCGGCATAGGTGGGGAATTGGGACAGTCGATATCAACCGCTCTAAATTCTATTTTTAGCACCCTGACATCGATTTTACCATCGATTCTGCAGTTGGTTGGACCTGTGCTGACAACACTGTCAACACTGCTTAATCTGCTTTTACCACCGATGATGCAGATTATTCAGGCGGTTTTACCGCCACTTACGAATCTGATCAATATGCTCCTGCCGCCGGTGACTCAGATTATTCAGTCTTTACTGCCTGTTTTGATGGCTATTTTGCAGCCTATACTTGAATTGTTACAGCCGTTTTTGGATATGTTGACACCGATTATCGACTTGGTAATGCAGGTAGTCACGCCATTAACAGATCTTATCAATATGATATTACCACCACTGGCGGAATTACTTTCGATGCTGATGGAAGATTATCTAAATGTGCTGAAACCAATCCTTGAATGGTATTGTAAGATGCTTTCAGGAACGCTTAAAGCTGCTATCAAGTTGATAGTTACAGTTATTGATCACTGTAAAGAATCATTTGCTGCAGCTTGGCGGGGAATCAAGAAAGCGTGGAACGCTGCACCTGAGTTTTTTAGTAATATAGGATCCAATATAAAAGGTGCATTTGCATATGTAGGTACATGGTTCAGTGATATATTCAGCAAGGCATATAATGGGGTTAAGAATAAATTTTCTCCGATAGTGAACTTCTTCTCAGAAACATGGCAGAAGATCAAGAATATATTCGGTAAGGTTGGAACAGCAATAGCAGACGGATTATCTGGTGCTGTGACATCAGCGGTCAATGCGATACTGAGCAAGGCTACAGGGATTATCAATGGCTTTATCAGGGCAATCAATTCAGCTATATCTATTTTGAATAAGATCCCTAAGGTGTCGATATCAAGGATAGATGAGCTTGACGCTCCCCAGCTTGCTGAAGGTGGTGTGCTTAAGCGTGGTCAGGTTGGTATCCTTGAGGGTAATGGAGCTGAGGCTGTAGTGCCACTTGAGAAGAATACTGGCTGGATCAAGAAGGTAGCCGAGGATATGGCAGAGGCTACAGGTGGAGCAGTGACTGGTGATTCAGAATCACTGAAGGTACTTTATAAGATACTGGAGATCATAAGACACATAGATGACAACATGTATGAGTGGATACTGACAGCTCTTACAGAGGGTGTGAGATTGAAACTTGATGGTAGAGAGTTCGGAAGGATGGTGAGAAATGCTTGAACAGCTTAAATATGTGAATCATCTCGGTGAGGTTATAGAGTTTGGCAAGAAAGGAACATTTGCAAACAGTAATGATCTCAGAGATTATGAGTGGACATACGACAGCAGCAGAAACCGTGCCGAGAATTTTAGAAAAGGGGTGGTCTCAAAGACCATCCCTATTGTTATATCTGCGGCAAATAAGAAAAAGTGTACAGATATTAAGAATAGGCTGTATGAGGTTTGTGAGAAGGATATTATAGCAGAAAAGAAGGGAAGACTCTATATAGGAGATTACTATCTTGAATGCTATGTGTTTAGTTCGGCGAAGAGCAATTATCTTGACGTGGCTACATCGATGAATCTGTCACTTAAAGTAGTAACAGATGGTGGCAGATGGATGAAGGAAGAGTTGCACAACTATAAGCATGTACCAGATGAGTTTATTGAAGGTAAAGGCTATGAGTATTGTTATGAATATGATTACAACTCAATTTCTGACAATATCAGTAAGCTTGAGGTGGACGACTTCAGAAACTGTGATTTTGTACTCAGCATACATAGTGGTGCTGTTAATCCAGTCATATATGTTGACAATCATTACTACAGCGTTAGGTGTGTTGTTGGCGATGGAGATAAGATCGTTATTAATTCTGCAGAGCTTACGATAACTCTTGTGAAAGCAGATGGAACACAGGAAAACATGTTCAGATACAGGGACAAGCAAAGCGATGTGTTTGAAAAGATATCCTCCGGGAATCATCGTGTGATGTGGAATGGAAGCTTTGATTTTGATTTAAGTGTAATACATGAGAGAGGTGAACCAAAATGGACATAAGGTTGATATACACTGATGCAGACAGGGTAGAACAGGGATATCTCAGGAACTTCAGCGCAGATGTGGATGTTGCAAAGGATAAGGATTTTGAGATAACTGTAGCTAGGGATAATAACATTCTGCGAGGTGGCTCATGGTGGTATATCAACAACACAGAATACGGTGGCATAGTTGATAATGTCGGTGTGGTGACATCCGACAGAGAAATCAAATACACTGGCCGAAATCTTAGAGGCATCTTGTGTGACAAGATCATAGAGCCTCCGGCGGGGACGGATTACAAGATTGTATCAGGTGATGCAGTTACAGTGATCAATAAGCTCATTGAAGTGGCTGGACTTAGCAGCATATACAGAATGACAGGCGAATCATGGAATGTACAATCATTTCAGTTCAACAGATATGTGAGTCTCTATGATGGCATATGTGCGCTGTTGAGCACCCAGAACAGGGTTCTCAGGCTTGTGATTAAAGATGGATATGTGACTATGAGTAGTGCGGTGCCTTACGATTATACAGAGGATAAGGATTGTATGAGATCGGATATCAACTACAATATCACGCAGATCAAGAACAGATATAATCATCTTATTTGCCTTGGCCAAGGGGAGCTCAAAGATAGACAGGTACTGCATTTGTATATTGATAAAAGAGGAAATATAACGGATACACAGGCATTCAAAGGCTTTGAAGAAAGAACCGCTGTGTATGATTATAGCTCAGCGACAGATATGGATGAGCTTAAATCCGGAGGTATAGCACGACTTCAGGAGCTGAATGCAGACCGTCTGGATATGACTCTGCCAGACATGGCGATGCAAATAGGAGACATCACAGGTGGCACAGAGAAGTTTACAGGAGCAACCGTAAAAAAGCAGATCACAAATATCATAGCTAAGATAGATGATAACAGCATAGACATTGAATATTCGGTGTCGTAGCGGAAAGGGTGGAAATATGAAGATAATAACAGGAAAAACAGGGAAACCACATGTAACGAGTGCAGATGATAGAGCCTTGCACAGAGCAGAATGGGATGGCGATGGATTTTTGTCGGTCTCCCAGCCACCAGTGCTGGTTAATTCAACGACACTTAGAGTATATCCGTGTGACATTATGTTTCAAGGCTGCCATGCTAGGGTTACAGGTACATATGAAGATCTTACTTTCCCTAGTGGAGAAACAGGTAAAAAGCGAGTTGATATTCTTGTTGCAAGATACACGCTGTCAGAGGAAGGACTTGAGGATATGTCATTGCTGATCTTGACAGGGCAGCCTGTAGAATCCTCACAGGAGCCACAATCACCTGCGTATGAAACTGGCATAATAGCCAATAATGTAAGTGTCGCCGACATGCCGCTTTACAAAATTATACACGATGGAATAAATGCGAGTGGGCCGGTTGCGATTGCATCAACTTTCCCCCCACTTAGTAATAAATATACAAAAGAGGAGTCAGATTTAACGACAAAGAATATCTACCAGGCGATATCGAAAACCGAAAAAACAGCGGCAGAGGCTACTGAAAAGACACAGTCTACTGCAAATGACGCAGCATCAATGGCTGAGGAAGCTATAGGTAGGGCTGAGGAAGCGCAGAAAACAGCAGACACTGCATTGTCGAAAGCGGATAATGCACAGAACACGGCAGACAGTGCAAAAACAGATGCTGCTAATGCGCAAAGCTATGCGGAAAAAATTGCAACAAAAAGCCTTGTTATATCTGATATAGTAGGCGCAACAGCGACTATACCAGGAACTGACGCAGGAACGACACTTCAATATGCCGTTGATGTAGAGCTTCCAATGAATACGGGTAGAATATTAGTTATTCCTAAAAATATCCCTAGTGGTGTCACATACATGGGATATGAAGCTTCTTCAATAAATCAGACTACATATTCGATAACTGTAAAAGCAAAAAATACAAACAAAGCAGATTCAAATATAAGCTTAGTTGTAGTAGGAGTTGCAAGACCTAAGAATCTTATATAGGGGGTTGAGCATGTATATAAATTTTGAAACAATAATTCAGGTTGGGAAGGTACTTGGAGCTCTTGCACTGATAGGAGGGATACTCATATCAATATATAAATGGTATTCCAGGCAGAATGAACAGGACATAGAGATCAAGAAGATGAAAGAGGAGCAGTGCATACTTACATATGGTACACTTGCGTGTCTTAAAGGTCTAAAGGAGCTTGGATGTAATGGACCAGTCACAGAGGCTATTGACAAGATGGAAAAACATCTGAATAAAGCGGCACATGATCAGGAATAGGAAGGAGATATAATCATGGATAAGTTAGCAATATTATTATTAGTTGTTGCAGTAATTTGCACGTTAATCACAGTTATCACAGAGTTTACAAAAGAGGTTGGAATACTGAAGAAAATTCCAACCTCTTTTCAGGTACTTATAACAAGCATCATTATATGTGAAATATGTTTGTTTGTGGCATTATCGTATTTTGATGTTCGGCCACTATGGTATTATCCTGTAGCTGTATTCTTTGGTGCTTTTATTATTGCATTCATCTGTACCAGGGGATGGGACTACCTGATCGAAATATTTAAGAGATTTTACAGAGGTGGAGATATAGAGAAAAAGGAGCGTGATGGGGAATGAATGGAATAGACATCAGCGCATGGCAGGGGGATGCATGCATCAACCTGGCTAAAGTGCCGTTTGACTTTTGTATAATCAAAGCGACAGAGGGAACAGACTACAAGAACAGATACTTTGTAGCGCATTGTGATAAAGTTTTGAGTAGAAAAAAACTTCTGGGAGTATACCACTATGCAAATGGCGGAGATCCACAGAAAGAGGCTGACTACTTCCTGGCATACTGCAAGAAGTATATTGGCAAAGCCATCTTTATCCTTGACTGGGAGGCAAAGAATAACCCTCGGTTTGGCAAGAATGATCTTGAATGGTGTCTCAAGTGGTGCAATTATGTATATCAGAAGACCGGCATCAAGCCACTGATCTACATCCAGAAGAGCGCTATGGATGCCGTGAAGAAAGCTGGATATGGCCTGTGGGTCGCTCAGTACCCAGATTATGTTGAGACCGGATACCAGGAGCACCCATGGAACGAAGGAAAATATAATTGCTTGATTAGGCAGTATACATCTGTTGGCAAACTCCCTGGCTATAACGGTAGCCTTGATCTCAATAAGGCTTATATCAGTGCGGCGAGCTGGAATAAGCTGGCAGGCAGAAGAGCTGTATCCGTACTTGCAAAGCCGACAGCCGGCAAGAAGAACATCAATACCATTGCAAAGGAAGTCCTTGCGTGCAAGTGGGGCAACGGTGCTGATCGCAAGGCAAGGCTCACCAAGGCTGGATATGACTATAGCAAGGTTCAGGCAGCAGTCAACAAACTTGTTAAAGCATCACAAATGTCACAGGATAAGATCATCAATGCGGTTGCTCATGAAGTCATTATAGGCAAGTGGGGCAATGGACAGGAGCGTATCAATAGGCTTAAGGCAGCGGGGTATGATCCTGATAAGGTCCAGAAGAGAGTGAATGAAATATTATAAATAAGACAACATACAGGAAGGACTCCCCCATCACATTTGTGGTGGGGGTATTTTTTATGTACGAATATGAAATAAATAATACACCATAAAAGGTGTAAAACTGTTGACATTACACCATAAAAGGTGTAATATATAAACATATTAAAGAAAGGGATCACATAAATGTGACAAGGTAGAGGGAAATGATAATATCAAATGTACAGATTGCTGAGATGGTTGCCGCTAGAGGTTATGATTATGCAAAAGCTTTAGATGATATTGATGCTGGCAGATCTCCAGAAGATGAGGAACAGGAGATTACAGAAAAAGAAGTTGATGAAATGGTCGACGCTATATGTGGTGGTTTTGACTGTGAGAACGAGGCAAATGCGCAGATTGAGGAAGATGAAAAAGAGCATATTAGAAAAATATACGAGTCGCAGGATATGATATAATGATTATTTATTTAGATGTAATCGATAAGCTGGCTAAAGCTGGATATAATACGACAAGGATCCGGCGGGAAAAAATACTGTCTGAACATACTCTTCAGAATATAAGGGAGGGGAAATCAGTAACTTTAAACACTATTAATACAATCTGCAAATTGACAGGTTTACCTGTTGAGAAGATTATAGAATACCACCCGGATTAG